TTGCACCATCACTTGATTTATAGACATTACAAGCTGAATTAGTAAGAAAAAATGCATTATTTACATCATCCCATGCAAAAGTTTGAGTTCCAATATCACCCCAAGGCGCACCAGTATTAGTCCAAGTTATACCATCAGAAGACATCACAAATCCTGGATTTCTCTCACCTGGTGCTGCAAATTTTTGTAATTCTGGTATCCATAACATTTTAGTTGTCCTTATATTCGCTGGATATGTGCTTGCAGTCCAAGTTATATTATCATAAGAATAAAATGCTCTATCTTCCGCACTAATAACATATAGGTCTAACGGTGGTGAATAAACAACACTACCAATAACTGGACTATTGGTTGTTGCTGGAAGGGTAGTTGATGAATATGTAATCATATCATCTGTGTAATATAAATTAGTTCCCCCGACTTGTTGTAAAAACATTCTATATGTCGTTGGTACAATAACCTCAAAGGTCGTAGAAGACCCAGTAACAGGATTACTTGATGGGTCAAGACCAGTAACCGTTAAATTAACTAAAGTCGTTCCAGTTTTCCTAAATTCACCTACAGGGGTTGTTTGACCTGTATATGATGTAATACTATTACCTGAATAATCATAGAAGTCAGATATAGTCCATATATAAGTAGGTGATGAAATATTTGTTGAACCAGTTAATGAAATAAAGTTATATTTGGTTGTACCAGTTGGATCAATACTAACAGATGCAATAAATGTAGGTGATGAACTTGGACTAGGTGTTGGAGTTATAGATGGTGTAGGAGTAATAGATGAACTTGGTGTAGGGGTAATAGTAGATGTAGGTGTAATAGTAGGTGTTGGTGTTGCAACAGGATTTGGCACATTTAAAGGACAACTTTTACTTGCAGATGGAATGAAAATTGAATAATCTCCATATGGATAATCACTTACATAATCATAAGGTATTGTCACACCAGTTATATTGATGGTGCCACCTGTATCGGGAGTAAATGTTATATTTACAACCTCTCCGTTAAAATTATCACTTTTAATTCTTGTAATCATATCTTAATTAGTTTTCAGTTGTGCCAGATGGTGATGGGGGTTCTGGTGTTCCACATTTAACCCAACCATCAGGTAATGATGTTATTTTTTGTTCCCATTCTTCTTCTGTAAAACAATTTCTAATTTCATCTCTACATATCACAAACCAATTTTTCGTTGTTTCATTTGGACTATAATCATCTTGAAGACAAAATGGAATTGCCCAAGTTTTAGTTACACCACTAGGCCAACCTTTACAAAGATTTACTTTATCCACCAATTCATTTGCTTCGTTTTCTGTATCGTATTTAAACCAAGCAATATCTTCTAATTTTGTATTCATATCTTAATTTCCTTTATCTACTAATGGTATTGAATATGGAACACCCATTTCAGCATAATTAGCTAAATCCCATTTATGATAGAAATATCTGTTTATTTGTAATCGTTGTTCTTCCGTTAATAATTCATCAAATATAACAACCTCCCATATCTCACCATCTAATCCATAATACACCTCACAAGGTTCAGTATTATCGGGGTTCGTATTGGCAACTTTTGTATTAAATTGATTATATGAACCAGTATATCCTGTAAAGTTATATTCAAGATTTGCAGACACACCACTTGTATTACCACTTAAAGTATCATACCATACAGCAGTATCTGTTCCATCAAACGCTAGATGCATAAACTCAACTTGATTATATGCTCCAACCTCACTACCTGGAAGTCCATAATTTGTTTGATATAAAGTAACATAATTACTCGCCGGAACCGATGCGTATATTTGAATGCCTGGACTATTATCACTTCTTCTACGACCAAGCCCAAATCTTTCAGTTCCATTTCTACGACCAACAAGAGGTAATACAGATGAACCAGTTTGCGTTTCTATTCTATGTATCGTATACATTTCTTTGGTATAACCCGTCCAATTTGCATTTGATATATAAGATATTCTATTTATGTCTGATTTACCCACATTTCTTGTGGATGCGGTATAATAACCTGATGGTTCATATACCCATTGTTGAGCAGCAACTGAATTGGTAAATCCAGTCATATAATTATTTGCTGCCTTATTTTCAATTGTTGTGATATAATCTGTTCCACTATCATCTCTGGTTTGTATTGAACTACTATCACTTAAATCTAACCATACCTCATTTGATGAAAATAATGATGGTGTAAATTCAATTACCTCAAATGATGTTGATGAACCAGTTCCTTCTGTACCAGTAACAAATAATTCAACATTTGAACTACCCGTTGAGGTGAAATAACCCTCTGTAAGAGGATTTCCAGTATAACTTGATATGGTATTACCACTTGTATCAGTAAAGCCTGTTAGAGACCAAATATAAGTTGGTGAGCTAATATTAGTTGAACCAGTTAAGATTACATTTTCATATTGTGTAGAACCAGTTGGTGCAATACTAACAGATGCAATAAATGTAGGTGATGAACTTGGTGTAGGTGTTGGAGTTAATGTTGGAGTGATACTTGGTGTTGGAGTGATAGATGAAGTAGGGGTCACCGTAACGGTAGCTGTTGGTGTTGGAGTAACCCCCGTGATAAACTCATAAGTAAAATCACAATCAAGTGATACTGCCTTCTTAATACCGGCTCGCCAAGGGTAATAAATCAATAAATTTCTACCTGAATTGTTATAGGCTAAATCCCCATAGGGTTTTGGTTTAAAATCATCATCAATATAAGGCATAGAATATTTTAATTTGGCTTAAAAATGGGGGGTTATTACACCCCCCACTATTATTATAAGAGATTTTTACTCTCTATCAACAGTTATATTTGAACCACTTAAAAATGCGGACAATGTTGTTGCCACATCCATTTCAGGTATTGAGCGAACCTCATCACCTGTTAATGTAAGTGTATATAGTTGTGAATCCCCTGGTACTGAACCTGATGCGACAGTCGCAGCAGATGCATATAAACCACTTGGGGAACACAAGAACCAATTACCAGATTTCAACTTCACTACAAAGATTGAACCTGTTGATTTTACCAATTCTTGATAAAGTAATGTATATTCTTGATTCCAACCAGGTATTGTAAAAGTTAATGTTGGAACGAATGTGAAAGATAAACTTTCAGTGTTCACGTTAACTTCTTCACTCATAGCAGCAGTACTATTTCTTACCAAATCAATTTTCTTAAACTCACCAGAAGTTGAACCAGTAAACGAAGTTACTTTTTCACTTGATGTGTCATAAGTTATGCCAGCAAGAGAAATAGATGAGCCAGTAGTGGTTAATACCCATAAGGAATCAATACCAGGAATGTTGTTAATACAATCATTCAAGGTAAGTCCTGAAGTAATTACACAATTTGCCATTTTCTATTTGTTTTAATTTTAATTTATCTTGCTTACACAATTCTTACTACTAATTCGGGGAAGAATACAGTTCCACCAACTCTCCATTGCATAGAAATTCTATACTGCTTGTTGTCTTGTGAATACCAAGCTTCAGCGTTTGCTGAATCCTCTAACAAGTCAGTACCTAAAGCCAAGTTTTGACCATAAGTTAATAATGCTCTACCTGTTCCGATTTCAGTTGATACAGCCATTACATTTGTTGCAGGAATTGTAATTGCTCCTGGCATTTGTGTTTGACCTTCTACTGTATAAGCGAAGAAGTTAGCATTTCTTAAAGCTAAAATTAATGATTGATAATCACCTCTGTTTAAGAATAATACCGTAGGGGTAAATCTTAATGCGTCAGGTAAGTTCTGAATGTAAGTATCAGCAACTTCCAATGCATTTGCTGGTGTCATCGCTGAATAAGTTACATTCACAGTTGAACCAGTAACTCCCGATGCATCAATCTGAGCCAAAATACCATTAGTACAATCACCAGATGCTGTTTGAGAACCCCAAAATTGTCTTTCTGTATATACAGCAGCTTTTGCAACCATATCTTCAATAAATCTTTCTTCAGCTCCTGATGTTTGGTTATAAGAACCAGGTTGAAGACGAAGACCCATAATTGTTGAAGCCAATTTTTCAGGACAATAACCTTTGTTGATGTGATAATCACAAACTCTTAATTCTTTCTCAGCCATAGTAATATCACCAAAAGTAGTATTACAATGTCCAGTACCTGCAATAGAGTCAATTGCACCTGTGTCAAATGTTGGAACATATTCGGCATTTTTGATGTTAGGGAAAATACTAACAACCTCAGCCAAGTTTGAACCAATTACAATCTTTGACAATAATTCTGTGGTATTTGCATTTACATAATCAGACATACCTGAAATGTCAAAAGCAAATTTTTCTTTAGTTAACCTTGCCATTTTATTTAATTATTTATTTTTCATTTTATTAATGAGTTCCAACCTCATCTCAGCAAATGTTTGCTTTAACTTGGTTTCTTCTTTTAATGGTTTATACTCAGCTGATTGTTTGAACTCGTTATAATCAGCTTCCAATGTGGAAAATCTATTTTCCATTTCTTTTGAATGACTTTCAAAAGCCATCAATAGATCGTGAATTGCAGTTTTTAATTCATCGATTTTTAATATGTCTTCAGATGCTTCAACTTCTTCTTCAGCTTCTCCTTCAACAACAACTTCTTCCTCACCTTCTTCACGGACTTCAACCAATACTGATTCTTCATCAAGTACAATTTCTCTTCCGTCTTCTAATGTATGGGAACCAGCTGGTGCCAATTCAAAACCTTCTTCAGTTTCAACATAAATTGTATCACCGATTGTTAATTCTGATTCTACCTGATTGGTGATGAATACCTCACCACCCTCAAGGGCGATTCTTTCAAACTTAACATCAGTTGTTTCTAATTCTTCACTGAACTCATATCCAACCAATTTTGCAATTTTTCCTAATACTTCTCTGTATTGCATTTTATATTTGTTATAATTGTGTTTATGATATGCCTTATCTTATCAAATAAATATATTGATAAAATAAGTGAATATCTTTATTTATTTTTGCCGAACTCTTCTTCCAAGATTTTATATATTTCTTTTACATAAAACTCAGCCTGATTTTCATTCAACTCTTTTAATCCAATGGGTCTTGATAAAAATGCTCCTTCCAATGAAATACCAAATGTCTTTCCATTTAATACATATTCTTCAAATTGTTTTTTATCATCCCATTTTAATGTAACCATCCAAGTCCCCTTATTGACCTTAAAGCCCATCTTATTTGCCTTATCATTTTCGGGGTCATCAACAAGCCAACTTTCAACAACATATCCTCCTTCCAACTTTAAACCAGAATGCTCATAGTTGAATGACTTATGTCTGTCTTGCTTGAAAAACTTTTGGGACATATTTCTAACACTCTCCTCTGAAAAGAATACATAATATATCTGACCTAATTCATCTCGTCTTGCAATATAATGATTGGGCTGCATAACAACCGTTGTAATTTCGTATTTAAGGTCATCTCTAAAGGTCATCTGACCCAATAGTCCAATCCTTGATAAAAAGTCCGTTAAATCAAATTTAACACCCTCTTCGGTGAAGTTTCTTATTGCTTCCTCTGCAACATTCTTTCTTTCTTCCATATCTTCAACCTGAAGGATTAAATCAATAACCCCCTCAATCATTTCCCTATCATCATTATCATAATCTTCTGATGCATTAACCGGAATGCAATTGGGGACTTCCCTACCATCTTTAATTTTTGTTCCATAAGCAATATATCCTTCTTGACAAGGATTATCATATATAAACTCATCTTCACTTAAGGGTAATACATTATCAGGATAATTTCTTCTTTGGGGGTAATATCTTTCATAACACTTCATTCTTGCTTCTTCCTCACCATAACCCTTATCGATTAATATTTGAACGCAAGAGAATTCTTCCTTCATTTCATTTCTAATCTGTTCCAACTTTCTTGAAGCCCATTCAATACCTTCCTCACCACCCCAAGCATCCCACATAAGACCACCACAACCTTCATCATAAGGGACATCCTTATGTTGTTGATGTC